TCAGGCTTGTACCGATTTTATACCAATCATCGCTTGCTCAAGCTTTCCGACCTCTGACCAGTCAGTTGTTGACGATAGCCATTTTGCGTAAGTCGTCAGTAACACCTGGACGCTGTGGCCAAGCTGGCCGGCGATAAACGCAGGGTTCATGCCTGCCATTAGACACATAGTTGCATAGGTGTGTCGGCAGTTGTACTGCGGTCGATGCCGTAGATCAAGCGCCGTCAAAGCCTTGCTGAACTGGTCGCCGGTTTGAGACGGGCGGCAGATGAATTCAGACCCTCCCGATGGCGGAAACACATACTGCGATTTGGTCTTGATTCTCCGACGCTGTAGCAGTCGATCATCGGCGATCTGCTTGGCTTGCCGCAGGGCATTCAACGCTCGGCTATTAAGCATTACCGTCCTCGCGTACTTCGTTTTGGTGCGCTCCTCTACTTCCCCATCTACGACGATTCGGCAGACGTGTGCAGTGCGCGCTTCCATGTCGATCTCATCCCAACGCAACGCCGCTATCTCTCCGGTTCTCAGCCCGCTGAAGAACGCAAATTCAAAGTAAGCGGCAAATATCCGCACGCCTGGCTTTTTAAAATTCGCGTACATCCACTCAACGATTACAGCCGCTTCATCACCCGAAAACGGATCTACCTGCTTTTTTGCTTTTTTCGGGAGCTTGATCGGCGTCGCCGGATTGCGATCAAGCAACTCATCCTGCACGGCAGACTTCAGTAGTGAAGTGACCCGCGCTATCGACTCGCGTTTAATCGACTGTGTTTCCCAAACTGTTTCGCTTATTACCCTGCGTAGCACCATCGTGGTGATTGCCGTTATCGGTAGCTGCCCAAGCCATGGCATCCAGTAGGTATTGATCGTTGCGCGATAGTTTCTCCGAGTGCCCGGCACGATCTCCAAACTATCAATCCAGGCCTGGGCGTACTCGCCGAACGTCATCACCAACGATACAGGCAGGTAGCTGGAGTTGGGGAACAGCTCAGCGTATCGCTGATCATCCAAAACCCCATGCTTTGCCAGGCTTATTACTTGATCGCGTAAATCGGCTGCCGCTTTAATCCCTTTTGGGGTTTGTGGGTGTGCGAGAGTCTCGCAGCGTCGCTCGCCTCTCCAGGTGAAGCGAATGCGAATGGACTGGCCAACGATTTCAACTCCTGTGGGCAGGCCCATTGGCTTTCTAGCCATGCTTCATATCTCCTTAAGCTATAAAATATTCTGCCGTCTATCTTGTTCCAAACACCTTCAGGAATTACGCGACGGTCGCGCTTGCCCTCCAGTGCCCGCTTGGTGGTGCCGATGATTTCGGCCATCCGAGCCTCCGGCACTTTGTCGAGCTGAAAGGGTTCCTGTGATTTCTGTATTTCCGGCATAGGAATACCTCGCCCGCCGCTCACCGGCAGGCATGTAGGGGGATTGGGGATAGGGTATTTCTTGCTGATGCGGTCGGAGATCTGGTCCAACTCCCGGGCCATTTCAAACATCTGGTTGTTGTCGCGGCGGGATACAATGGGGGATCGTTGAACGTTGCGGCCGCTCAAGCTCCAGGCGGCAAGCACGATCAGCCTGGCCTCAAGAGCCGCTTCATGGCCTAGGTCCGTTGTAGATGAAGGCGTGGGCTCGCCAGTGGGGGAGGGGCGATCATCGGTACCCTCCGCATTACCAGCCTTTGCTCCGTGACGTCCTTGGAGAGAGCTCTCTATATGTGAGCGATGAACGGTGAGTCGCAGCATTTCGCAACGAGCGAAACAACTCCCTTCCTCTGGATTACAAGCTCAACTCCTTGCCATGCTGGCAGTTTGGCATATCTTGGGTTATGGTTTGCTACGTGAATTTTTTGTTCTCTTGAGCGGGAGTTTAAAGTTGAGTTTTCCTTCTATACCAAATCCGCCGCCTCTGTCAGGGCTTGCTCATGGTCTGGGTTTTCCTGCAAGTCCTATCGTTAAGGGGCAGTGGTTTAAAAATCAGGAAATGCGATTGGATGGGTGGTCGTTTCAAAATTGTAGGTTCGATGGATGTAGGTTAAATGTTGCTTCTACAACATTTAAGTTAGAGCGATGCTACATTGATGAGCATACCTCTATAGTGTTTGAGGGGGCTATTTTGAATGTCGTACGTCTGTTTCATGTTCGCAACGAGTATATGAAAAAAAGCGCTCCTTATTTTGCACCGACCTATCATGAAGACGGTACGATATCAATTGGAGCGGCATAGCATGGGGGTCAATGGAAAATTTGAAACCACGGTTTCGCTGACTCCCCAAAAAAGCCAAGTTTTTACTATTGGTTGCTTGACTGTTTGTGGTCTAAGTTTGGCAGCTTGTTTTGCGTTTTTATGGACGGGTCGAAATGGGTGGGAGATCCCTCTTTATAGTTCCGCAGCAGCAGGGGCTATGGGATTACTGTGCTGGATTCTATCTCACCGAAATAGCGATCTTGCTGGTGGAAAGTCAACTCATTTGACGGCTGCTGAATCGGGGCTTGCTATGACTTTCGACGCCCGTAATCCACCGACTAAGCAAATGTTATTGATTTTTTCAAACTATGTAGAAGCAATTGCTCATAGGGCGCCTCTTCCGCGCTCAAACGGATTAATCGATAGCGCTGGGAATGTAATAGTAGGCTCAGAAGTTGAGGCTAATTTAGAGGTGGACAAGTTGAATGAGGTTGCCGCCCAGCAGACTGAAGCTATTGAACGCTCTTTGGATCACGGATATAAAAGCCTAGAGGTCTCAGGTCGACAAGATGCGACTGCGCCACTTTACACCGGAGAGGCTCCAATTGAAGGAGTTTCTGGTAGTGGGAACTGATTCGCAGTCTATTTTATGTCTAAATTAACCCTTGTCTGTGTGCTCAAGTAAACTTCTAAATTGAAGTGCGGTGCTGGAGCGATGCTTTTTATTTCGCTAAAATCATTGGGTCAGTCATAATGTTGCTGATGTAGAAAAGGTTAATGTGATTACGAGTTTAATGGCCTCGTAGTGTCCAGTGAGCATGTAAAGCATGTAAAGCATGTAAAGCATGTAAAGCATGTAAAGCATGTAAAGCATGTAAAGCATGTAAAGCATGTAAAGCATGTAAAGCATTGAAATCGTTATGTCCGATAGAAAGTTCAACACCGTTTTGCCACGGCGGTGATAGCAATACGTGATTTGCCGTAGGGTTTATAGTTTTGGAAAGTGGAGTTGTTATGAAAAAGGTATTCAAGAAATATTTTTTGAGCTTTTGGTTTTTCGCGATTGTACTGGTTTTCTGTTCGGGTTTTGCCACAATCTGTCTTTATCGCACCTATCTTGGCGTTGAGTTTTCTCGTAATCCTAGCGATTGGTCAGTGTTCGGAAGTTATTTTGGTGGGGTTGTAGGGCCACTAGTGTCATTTGTTACCCTGCTTGCAGTCCTGAGGACTGTATATCTTCAAAAGGAGTTGCTAGGTGTGCAGCGCTCTGAGTTTGACAGCTTGATGAGACTTCAGTTGAACACCTTTGCTTCTCAGGAAAGACAAGTTAAAAACGCCATGGCGATAGCAGATCGTGAACATATGGAGCGCTCACGCGGCGCATGTTTGCAGATGCTTGATCGCCAGTTACTCCATACCGAGAATAAGTTGACGCGTCTTAATAGTGTTTTTGATACCGTGATTAGTCTTCGGTCTAGTAATCCTGATGAGGTTGTTGAGTTAGTTTCATCGATAAAAACTTATACTGATGCGTGCATTCAGTTGACCGAAATTTTTCAAAAAATATCTATCAGCGTTTCTACTGATGAGTACGAAAGCCCGGAGGCTCTGCATGAGTTCTTCAGGAGCGAAATGTCAAAGGCATACGAACAAACCGCTGTCGCAGAAGATGCACAATCCTAGCGCCATTCGGATCTTCGTCAGCTTGAGGTCCAACATATGCGAAAGGCATACCGCTTTATCACATGCTTTGGTCGGCCTTAATGATGTCGGCCAACTCAACCGTAAATTTCTCTACGCGCAAAGCTGAATCCTTCGCTGCTGCCTTGTCATGCTTGCGGCGCTGCTTTAGCGGCATCGCCGTCGGCTGTTGCTCTTCCTCGGCCATGGCCTACTTCTTCGATTGCATGTACTGACCGATCGGGCCATGCCTTTCGCCGACTATGTCTTAATTGGTTGATCATGCGCTTTTTGGGGATGCGCTGATAACTGGGACCATCCTTCAATATTGACCTTCTTGCCGTCAGCGCGAGCCTCAAGCAACTGTGCTCGGTTGATCGCTGCCTTCCAGGTGAAGCAAATCCCCATGACCTTGCCGGTAGAGCGTTCGACAACGTGATAGGCGCCGGCACCTTTGTTGACTACCTGGAAGCGAACCTCTTGCGCTGGCTGTTCCTTGCCGATCATGGCGTACATTGCGCTAGTTGCAATGGTTGCGCGGACACGGAGGGCCGCGAGCCCTTCGGTGCGTTCTTGCATTGATGGGGGCATGTCTTTTCCTTCGGCGTTTGAATTAGGCGAGCAGTACCGGTTGCTCCGCGCGGCGCACCACCCTGACTTGCGCCGTCCGGCGTTCCGGCACCCGGCGATCACGACGCATGGCGTCATCACCGACCACTGCGTGCATGGCGATCAGCGCAGCCAGGGCGAAGCACATCGGCGAGATGATCTGGCGGCGCATGGCCTCGGCGATCATCGCGGTCTGGCGGGACACGCCGAGCTTGAACATGGCGCAGGAAAGGCGCTTGGCCACAGTGCAGGCTGCAACGTCGAACTGCCGGGCAATTTCTTTGGCCGTCATGCCCTGGGCGGCGGCTAGTAGGTACTGAAGCTCTTTAGGCGCAAGGCCTCTACCGAGGTGACCCTTCCATGCGCCGCAGGTAATTTCTCTGTCCATTTAGAATCCTCGGTGTGATCACTGGGTGGCCTGCGGCCAGCTCACCACTGCCCAGGTGACGGGCTTTGCGCTAGGCTGAGCGCTCTCACACATCACAACCTGCAAAGGAGGGCGAACTGCGCATGCGCAAGTTCAAGTTGAAGTTCAAACACGACGCTGACGACATGAATCCGAAGATTCTTGAGACCGACCGGTCGATCAAAGTAGGGGACGCTGTGGAGCTTGAGGACGGGTTCTGGTATGGCGTTATGGAGATTCGAATTCTGAAGCGAGATATTCAGCTAATTCTTTCGAAATCGTCTCAAGACGCAGAAGAGGCAAAGCTTGTAATGATGCAGTTATTGTCCGACTGAGAACTGTAGTTGCGAACTTAAACCAGCTCTCTTTTTCGATGTCGCGGCTTGGGTGCATTAAGAAGAGTTTCGTCTTCAATCCTGGGTTTCCCTGGCACGCCAAGGTCATGAGGGCCGCCTAAATTTTTTTCCTTTTAATGACGGAGCTAAAACCCAAGGTTCGGTAATGTTTGTGCCTTCTGGCTGTAGCATTTCGACACTCCTCTTAGTCATCCCAAAGCACCCTCGCAAGAAGGTGCTTCAGTGATGCGCTTCGCCCGGACCCGCTACTGGCGTCGGTCACAGGCACAATCAAATTGTTCTTCCAGCCGCGGGCCTTTCGGCTTGTTCTCCCGCTGGATAACTGCATATGGCGCTTTACGCTGCACGCCCGGGTCAGTTGCCAACCCTCTGAACTGTTGAGGCCGGTTCATCGCTGCCTTCCACCTGGCCGGTTGTTATCCGGCGACGAGGTAAATTAACCGCCGGTTTATATTTATGTCAATACCGGCGGTTAATTTATTTTTTTGTAAAGGTGGGTTAAAATTTTAAAATGCTGTATATTCATACAGTATCTTTTTGAGGTTTAAGATGGCCAGCGAACGGAAGAAGCAAGAACAAAAATCAGAAATGAGCGGTATGGAGCGCTTAGCGTTGCGCGTTTCATCGATGATCAACCACCCCGTGGCGCAGGCGCAGCGCTGGGTGACGATTCATCGCCTGGACACGGACGGAGATCGGGAGTGGGAAGAGGTTCTAGGGGTGATAGCCGAAACCGACGAGCTTGAGTTGACGCTCAATGACGATGGCAGCGTGACGGTAAGGTGGGAGCAGCTGGAAGTCGAGGCGGCAGGGCAGGGTGAACCTGCATTTGAGCAGGAAGAGGAGGTGGCGCCTTTCTAGCGGAGTTGCCGATAACGGCTACTCTTAGGTAACTATAAATGTGATAATAGCAAGCAAGCTTGATGGCGCTAAGCCATCATCGAGTTGAGTTTTAAATGTGTCTAATTTTAGGAGTCTCTGCTCAGTGTTTTCCGAGAAAGAGATAAAAGCGGTTCTTATTGACTGGCTTTTTGACAGGGGCATGGTTAATGACGCTGTTATTGTTAACGAGATGGTTGTAGCCAACTGGTCTCGACGAGCGGACATCGCCGTTGCTAATGGTCGCCTCTATGGCTTTGAGATAAAAAGTCATTTTGATACTTTGAAGAGGTTGCCGGGTCAAGTTGAGTCTTTTCAGGCGCATTTTGATAAGGTCGTTGTAGTTGCCGCGACCAAATTTATTGCCTCGATACAACGGGACTATCCTTCAGAAATTGGAATACTCGAGGTTTACAACGCGTCTGGTCGTGCAAAAATTCGTCAAGTTCGACCTGGTCGTATATGCGAAGTTAAGGATGTCTCAAAGCTCACAAGCCTAATAACCAAGTCAGAGCTTGAAAGATTTGTAAAGCAGAGTGGCGTACCATTTCAGGCAGGAATGCTTAGGTCCGAGCTGGTCAACGCCTGCGGCTTGAGAGCTTCCAAACAGCTACGATCATATGTTTTAGACTGCATCAAGCAAAGGTATAGTAGTTCATTCAGAAATTTCTTAAATGAACGACAGGTCTGTACGACTGAGGCATGCCTTGATCTCCTCAGCAAAAGCGCAACAATTCGGGTTAATCTCGAGCGTCAGGTCGCTATGTATAGCGAAGGGTATCATCCAGCTCAGCGCGCTGAAAAAAAGATAGACTTCAGCATACTGGGTGATGGGATTGAGGCTCTCGAATTTGAGATGCCTCAATCAGTGTTGATACGTCGAAGGACTCAGAAATCAAAGTCGTCGAAGTCTTCTTCGTCAGACTGACTTTTACTGTTCAAGTCTATCTGTCGACTAATATGCATGTTAACCCGGGCGGCGATCCATGACGCAGGGGTTTTCATATTGTCGATCTCACCTTGTGCTGCTTTCATGATTTTCTTCGCTCCCCATGTTTCATCATCTGCTATCTCAGGAAATGCGTCGATAATATCTTCGGCCGCTGAAATGTACCCTTGTGAATTGGTGTCTGAGCGTCGCTCAAACACCCAAGCATCATTTAAGGGGTAATCAATTCGAGCGATAAATCTCCCGCCGGAAGTTGTATATACTCTCGAGTGTATAGATCCATGGTCGCCATATATTACAGCCTCTCTGCCTATCGCGGCATGGAGTTTCGTCTCCATGATGTCAATTACTCCGGTTTTTCCCTTGCTATTGACATCTATAAAAGGCATGACTGAGGATGGGAAGCTAGTTGATGCGACGCTTATGATTGCGCTATCTACTTCGTCCCTAATAGAGTTTATCAAGGTCACAGTTCCGGCAAGCGAAGCGTGAAGGGTATCTCTAATATAACCTGCATCAATTATTACAAGTGCATTATCCGAAGAATCAAGCGCTGACAATGCCGCAATTACGTTGTTTGTCTGGTTGCTAAAACTACTAATCTTAAAAACAATTTTCCCGAGCCCGGCATTCTCAAAGGCGCGAGCCTGTCGGATCACCTGAGATATTTTTGAGTCATCAGTTATTTGAATTACTGGGATTATCGGGTGATCAATTTTGCTAACGAAATTCCTCCAGTTTTTAAAATCAGAATCTGGGTTTCTAAGCTCAAAGATATCCTTGGTTAGGTAGCTCGGGTCTGTAGTCAGATCCAAAGCAAAAGGCCTACCATTACAAGCTGAAATTACTTCTCTCAGGGATGTGACAGTATCAGTTTGTCGTGGCCAAACACCAAGAGTGAACAAAGGGATTACGGCATCTTTACATGAGTCAGAAAGCTCCCCGAAACCTTTTACTTCCGCTGGCCGGCTTCGCAGGTTTGGATAATAGGTGTAATCGTTAAAGTCAATTTTCATCAATCATATCCTCAGATTCAATCCTTTGCTCTTTGGGGGACTGCCCTGAAGCTTTTTTAGAGCCCGGGGTGGCGCGTTGCCGAGGTTTGACGGCACTCTTCGTAGCTGTAGCTATCACATATGATCCGATTTCAGTAAGTCTGTCGTTTGCATATTCCAGTTCGCCAACTCTCGCCGCTAGTTCTATTGAATTTTGCGTCTGTTCAGCAGCGGTGTGGCTTAATACTCCATTTATCTCAATTAACTTGAAACAGAGCCGTGTTAGAAATGTGCCTATAAGAATTGCCGAAATCCATCCAGACAGACTTAACCATAAATTTCTCTCCCCAGAGTTTGAGTAGTAGACAGACAAAGCGATACCCGCGGCGCCCAAAAAAGTGCCAGCTACACCGTAGTAAAACCCTGCGAGCGAGACGCTATCGGAATGTGATTTTTTTTGATCTGCCACTGTGACCCTCCATGCTCCAAATCTCCATGAATTACAATCGGCTAAACTCTTCGCTCATTACGGTTTAATAGAACTACGTGCAACGGCAACCTTGGCGAAATTAGCTTTTGTTGTCCGATAGGGGGCTGGACGCTTCTGGACTGCTGCTCCGCATCCATATAGCGCATCTTTTTTGAGCCAAAAGTCGACTTGAGCCGGTTTGTAGAGTCTTTAAGATCGTGACTATTGGCTGGGTTTACCGTGGGGTATGGCGTCATACCGGTTGTCCGTTCCATACATACAGCACCCGGGCCAGGATGTGGGTGTCATCCACTCGGATGTCCTCAGCGTCATGGTGCTTGTTGTCCGAGATCATCTTGAAGCGGTCCTTGCCTTTCTTCTGCAGCCGCTTCACGTAGAGCATGTCGTCATGGGAGAAGAGGTAGATACCGTCACCCATGAACTCCCGAATAGTAATATCCACCAGCAGCGGGTCACGATCCTTGATCGTTGGCGCCATCGACTGACCCCACCCGGTAATCATTTTTAGGTGAAAGTGTTCTTTGAAGGTGAGACCGAGGTCGCGTAGATGCTTTGGGCTGACTCTGATGTCCTGGAGCATTTCCGGGTATTCATGAGGGATCTGCCCACCGCCCATCGCTGCGCGCACGTCGTAGTGGGCAATCCAAACCTCGTCGCCTATCTGACCTGGGCGAGAAAATTCAACCGGAACCATATTACCTAAATCGCTTTGCTCCGCAGCTGCAAGGAGGCTTGCGCGAGCGGCATCTGAAAGACCTTTCCCTTTTGCTGCGAGCATCTGCCGAACCATTTCCGATGCTGAAAGGCCGGCGTCTTGATGATCAATACTCGTCAGTCCAGCAATCTCAACTGCGAGCCGCTTACTGAAACGTTCAACGGGGACCCCCAGTAGCCTGGATAGGACGGCTGCGAATTTCGCGTTGAGCGGATTCGTTCCGTTTAAATACATGGCTACCGCCGCGGCCGATATATCAGCCGCCTCAGCCAAGCTGGCCTGAGTTAGGCCCAGCGCATTCTTCTTTGAGACGAACAGGGCTTTCGCCGCTTCACACTCAGCTTTGAGTTCCGGGGACAGCTCTTTCTTTTTGGTCATTTGTGAAATTTAACCGGTGGTTAAGTTATTTGCGCTAACCGCCGGTATTGCCTGAAAACTAACCGCCGGTTAATATTGCATGCACACATCATCCTTGTTGGGCCAAGAAATGAAGAAGACGCCGTTACCCGAGTTGGTAGGGAGGATCGGGCAGACCGCTGTCGCCAAGGCACTCGGCGTCAGCTCTCCTGCCATCTCAAAAGCACTTCGAGCCCAAAGAGATATTCAGGTTCAAGAGCACCCGGACGGCACATTAACCGCTGAAGAGGTACGACCGTTTCCATCGCAAAGCAGCGCTCTGGTGGGGTGAATTTTCCCTTAGTCCAGATCCCGAGGAAAGTGATTTGGATTAGCTGTTGATTCATCCAGTCCCCAAATCGCAGACATAAAAAAACCGCCTGGCAGGGCGGTTCAGTACAGCTTCATAACGAGGTGAATAATGATCAATAACGGCCACGCCGTCAACAGCTCGGGCGATGTCGCGACACTGTCCGGCGATTCCGAAAAGGTGTCTCGACACCTAGTTGCAAATCAATCCGCCGCGATGAAGGCCGCTCTCATGATTAGCGGCCAATACTCGCATGCCTCCAAGTCTAAATTTCGCCAAGCATGCCTCAATCATTTGAAGGCGTCCTTAGCTTCTGCCCAGGATGTCCCCGCATGAGTACGATCATCATGAGCCTGTGCTGGCCGTTGCAAGGCATGAGCGGCCCGCAAAAGGCTGTACTGATTTCGCTGGCCGATAATGCAAACGACGAGGGTGTCTGCTGGCCTTCGGTCGCTCGCATCTCTGAGCGGACATGCCTCGCAGAAAGGACTGTTCAGGCCGCTATAAAGTGGCTGGGTCAAGTGGGCATTTTGTCTGTCCGGGAACGGATGGGGCGTTCGACGATTTACACCCTAACCCCCGCATCTTATGCACCCCCGCAGGCGGCGCACCCCGCAGCAGATGCACCACCACCCCCGCAGCTCACAGCGCAAACCCCCGCAGCAGCCGCACCCAGAACCGTAATAGAACCATCAGGTGAACCAACACCTCTCGTCGGCGGTGAGCAACCAGCGAAAATTTCGAAACCGAAATGCCCGACCCAAGCAATCGTCGATTTGTTCAACTCGACGATCCCGGAGTTTCCTCGGGTCATGTTGTTGACCAAGGATCGGATCGCCAAGGTCAGCGCACTTTGGAACGAAAGCGATGTTCATCAGGATCTCAGTTTCTGGGCCGAGTACTTCGCCTTGGTGCGCACCAGCGACTTTCTGATGGGTAAGGTTTCGACCGCTGGCGGCAATCCCTTCCGCTGCAACTTCGATTGGCTGATTGCCCCGAGCAACTTCGTGAAGGTCGTTGAGGGTAATTACAATGCGTGATCCATACAGCCTTGAAGCCGAGCACGGTGTGCTGGGGGCGATGTTCCTGCGCCCTGAGCTGATCGACGTACTGGCCGCCGACCTGGTACCCGAGGACTTTTACTACGAGGACAACGCCGAGCTGTATCGGGGGATTTTGGCCTTGCACGGTGATGGTCATCCCGTCGACATCGTGACGGTCGGGGTTTATGTGGGTGATCTGCCAGGTGGTGCGAGTTCGTTTGCCTACGCCGCAGAAATTGCCCGCAATACGCCGAGTGTTGCAAACGCCGCTTCCTACGCCGCGACTGTTCGTGAGCGAAGCCTGGATAGGTCGATCATCGAACTGAGCGTGCGGATCAACGACATCGCCTACGGTGACCAGCCAGCAGCTGACAAGGTCGCGGCGGTACAGGCTGAGTCCCACGCAATTGACAGCCAATCGGCGACATCTGAAGTGGTCAAGGCTGAGGACTTTCTCAACGACTACATTGAGGTGCTGCAGGCCCGGGCTGATCGTGGTGACGAAATTGACGGCCTGTCCACGGGCATTCCTGATTTGGACGAGAAGCTGCAAGGGCTCAAGCCAGGCCAGCTGATCGTGATTGCTGGCCGCCCGGCCATGGGCAAAACCACGCTCGCCATGAATATCGCGTCTCACGCGGCTATCCGTGATGGCAAAAGCGTGATGGCGTTCAGCCTGGAAATGGATAACACGGGCCTGATGGATCGCTTCATGGCATCCGAAGGGCGTGTGCCGTTGCAATTGATCAAAAATGGCAAGGCTCCAAACACCCATGGCGCCGAGCTGATGAGTGCCGCCGGTAAGCTCAAGAAATCGAACCTGTTCCTGTCGGATCGCGCGTCGATGTCGATGAATCGGCTGCGCTCGGCCGCTCGCCGCCATAAGCGTCGATATGGCTTGGACCTCATTGTCATCGACTACCTGCAATTGGTGGAGTCCGACTCGCGCACGTCCAGCCGTGAGCAAGAAGTCAGCCACATGACGCGCACCGCGAAGCTTATGGCTCGCGAGCTGGGCGTCCCGGTGATTCTGCTCAGCCAGCTCTCCCGCAAATGCGAAGAACGTCCTAACAAACGCCCGCTTTGTTCTGACCTGCGCGAATCCGGCGCCATTGAGCAGGACGCCGACATCATCCTGTTCGTGTACCGCGATGAGGTCTACCACGAACACTCCGACGCCAAAGGCATTGCCGAAATCATTATCGGCAAGGGCCGTGACATTGCCGGCGGCACCGTACGTGCCGCTTTCCTCGGTCAGTACAGCCGGTTCGAGCAATTGGCAGCTGGTTGGGTAGAGCCCGCCAAGCCCGAAAAGGTCAGCAGCCTGGCGGGTCGTTACAGAAAGGAAAACAACTGATGGTACCGATTCGCCTGGCCGTACCGGTCCCGGCTAATTACCGCTACGCGGTGCATTGCTGCGGCTTCAAGTTGGACATGGATGTATTGCCTGACCATGCGGTGGCTTTGTTCGCTGATGAGGCCATGGCCAAGCGCTACGGCGATTGGATGTGGCCGACAACATTCGAGGTCGTTGACCTTTTGGCCCCGAAGGAGGGCATTGCTTGAACACCAAAATCAAAACCCTGACGGTAAAACTGTCAGATGCCGAGATCGTGCGCAATGCCAAGCTTGAGCACGTGCGTGACCTGCGGGATGCGAGCCACCCGGCTTTACACTTCCGGTACTTGACGAACCGCACTCGCGGCTCCTGGTACTTTCTTCACAAGCGCCAATGGCATCTTATCGGGCACTTCCCAGACCTGAGCAGTAAGCAGGTGGTCGCGGCGCTGCCGGCGGTGCGCCTTCGTGTGGCGGCTGACGGCGCGGCCAGTGTCTCGGGCTGGGTGGCCGTTGGCGAGCTGCTCGACTGGTTCGGTGAGCGCATGGCGAAGTCGCGCTCGCTGGGCGGCAAGCGTCGGTCAGCCATCAAATCGGCGATCGGCTGCCAACTCAAGCCGCGCCTGGATGATTTGCTGATCAGCGACGTAAACGCCCAGACCTTGGACAAGCTGCTGATGTGGCCGGCACAGGCAGAACTGTCGCTGTCGTATGTGCAACAGCTGTTTCGCCTTGTCGTCATGGCCTTCCGTCAGGCGCGCAAGCTCGACCTGATCCCCGTCAATCCAGTGGCAGAACTCAAATTCAGCCAGTTCACCACCGCGCGCATCCAACCCAAGCCCGCCCGCCTGCGCGATGTCCAACTGACGGATTTGGTGACATTGCTCGCCGACCGTTTCGACAGCGCACCAGGTGACGCCATGCTGGCCTTGATGATGCTGTGCCACGGCACCCGGATCGGTGAAACCCGACAGGCGCGTTGGGCTGACATTGCACTGCCGGAGCGCGAGTGGTTCCTGCCGGCCGAGCACACCAAGACCAAGACCGAGCTGCGCGTGCCGCTGACCGATCAGGTGTGCGGGCTGCTGCGTCGTTACCGTGGCCGCCAGGCCGCCCAGGGATATGAGGGGGCTTTTCTGTTCCCGTCACGCCGTGGCAAGCCGCTGAGCGATAACCAGGCGAGCGCCGTGTTTACTCGGTTGGGGCAGGGCGCCTGGACCAGTCATGACCTGCGCAAGGTGGCTCGTACGGCCTGGACTGACCTTGGCGTTGACGGCCATATCGGCGAGATGCTGCTCAACCACTCGCTGGGTAAGATCGCCTCCACCTACATCAACACGCAGGCCAAAGAGCAGCGCCGACTGGCTCTGGTGAAGTGGCACGACTGGTTAGATGAACGTGGCTTTAAGGCGATTCACAAGCAGACAGGCGCTAGATATGAAGATTCGCAAAACCTCGTAGACGCATTGAACGGCGGGGCCTGCGAGCCAGAACCACAATTTGTTAAGGGCGAGGTTTTAAAACATGCAGAAAGGGCAGAGGGCTGGATTTAAGCAGGAGCGGATCGAGCTAGAATCTTGCTCGATCTGCAGGGAGAAGGCGGTGGTTAGTGGGATGTTTTATGAGCGGGTTTGCACGGATTGCAACGCCTCAGGTTGGGTTGTTGCGGGGACCAAGTTGGTGCTTTCTTCGGGCGAATTGGTTACGCAGTTGAGCTTCAAGTTGCAGAAGGCACATCGGGAAATTTTAGCTTTGAAAGGCGTGTCTCGGATGGGCGAGCCTCAGAGTCAGTATGAACAATCGAACCGCCTGGGGGCAGGCGGCACTAACTACACAGGGGACTGACCGATGATCTATCAAAGCGTACTTGGCGGCGTCGTTTCGGCCCTCGCGGCAGAGTCAATCGACAACACCAGCAAACAGGCATGGCAAAAGCTGTACAGCCCGCACGAAGAGCAGCAGCGCGACCTTCGGTCGCTGTTCGGCGCGGTGCCGGGTGAATCAATCGACCGCACTCAGGCAGACTGCTGGATTGCAGCTCGACTGCACCATGGGCTTGAGAAGCATCACATGGACGCTCTTGTCGCAAAATACAGCACCGACAAAGGCAAAAAGATCCAGGCGATCGCTGACCTTCGCCTGCGCATCCGGTCTCCGGCACCGATGCTATTCGTCTATAAGGCTGTTACGGCTTGGGCAATTCCAAAGCTCAAAGGCGCCGAGCGAAAACCCCCTCAAGCGATCACCATAACCGTTCCCTTGGATGTACCAGATTGGCGTCGTGAGTCGATGATTGCGTCAGCGGTCGCGGCGGAGCGTGCCGCAAAGAAGCGGCTTGATTCCCCTGCAGCTTCTATGATTATCCTTCCCAAGAGCTTCTATGATATGAGCACTTGGGATCTGGAAGGACGTCCTGAGTCTACTCGCCGGGAGTGGCGCCGTAATATCCATGGTGCCTTGAATACGTGGGTCAATGAGGCCCTTTGTGTTGCAGGCGAAATCTTCGAGTACGAAGGCTTGATTATTTCTGGTGCTGCGGCATGATTGCGTATTGACATCCATTCAGCGGTCCATCAGTATTTATTTCATAATGTCATTTCTGCGTTTGAAGGATTTGTTGGGTGTGCGCCTGGCAAATCCTGACTATCCATTTTTCAATTTGGCACGTGTTTAGTTCGAGCCGAAAATTTTTGTTGCACAAGGATGTTGATGGATAACAAAACTATTCGTTGGCTCACCGGTCTTTGTATAGGGCTAGCTACAGGGTTTATGGTTACAGGGGTTGCAACGCTTTCGCTGCTCGATGATTCGAAGCCTGGGGTGATTTTAGTCGGTGCTACAATGTCGGTATCGAGTGTCCTACTTCTTGCGATTTCTTATCTCGTCGCAATTCAGGAGGTGGAAAAATGACAGTTTGGATCATTCTATTCTGGGTGGTCGGGGTTGGTTTGCTTGTAGCGGTAGCCGTATGGCGCGGCTTGAAGAATGGCCCAACCGTTTTTGAGTCGACGACTATTGACATTGATTCGGTCCTCCGGGAACAGTTGATTGCTGCGGAACGTGCAGCTCAAGCTGCAGATCAGACACAAGCAGAGCTAGCATCGCTCAGATCTGAAATTGAAAGGCTCAGCCGAAAATTTGAGTCTGATGATCGTGAAGGTGACCCATCAAAGAAGGTGGAGTCTGACAGGCCTCTTGTGCCGAAGGCATTCTTTAAGGCCTTTAAGGGGCCCTTTCGTGACCTTGATATTGCACCTGACCACACCATCGATCACCATATTTTGGGTGAGGTGAAGCCCTTGGCTCGGACTGCTGTAGGAGAGGTCATAGCTTTGCAACGTCAGTTAGAGGCGCTTATACGGGATTCTGGAAATCTGACTGTCGTTGATGTAGCTGGGAGGTTTTTGTATGATCCTCAGCGACCTAAGGCACCACTAATCGATGGCCCTCTCATCGTTAAACATCCAATCTAATCGTTTCGCACATAACAAACCCACTCATTGAGTGGGTTTTTTTTTGCCTGTCCCGGAACGGGAATTTATCGAGATGAATATGCCAGATAAGCCAGATACTTGGCCGCTAGTGCTTGCGTGGCTGAGTCAGCATACGCCCATTCTTTACCCGGCAGCCCTGTCCTGTGGCATGGCAGTTCTTCGCATCACTTACGGTGGTGGAACACGCCGGCAGATGCTGGTGGAGGGCGTTCTCTGTGGGGGATTGACCCTGACTATCATCAGCGGCCTGGAGTTTTTCGGCTTACCGCAGAGCATGGCCACATTCGTGGGTGGTTGGGTCGGTTTTTTGGGCGTGGAGAAGATCCGCAGCATTGCTGACCGAGTGACTGATTTTAAGTTACCGACCCGATAGGTAGAGTTAACAGCAGAAGTTGGGGGAGGAGCGACGTGCTTAAGATTGATACCAAGGGCGGAGACCACCTCAAAAGAACGCTCAGTAGCCTGGAGCGGAGGCAGTTTCCGTTTGCCCTGGCATTGGCTCAGACCCGCACCGCAAAGCTGGTTGAGGCAGCCGAGATTGAGGAAATGGCCCGGGTGTTTGACCGGCCTACTCGATTCACGCTCAACAGTGTTTTCGTCCGGCCAGCCAAGAAGGGCGGGTCTGGCGCGGTGGTGTGGGTCAAGGACTATGCGTCCAAGGCCGACGCACCCATTCGCTGGCTTCTGCCTGAGGTGGACGGCGGCGAGCGGCAGGCCAAGCGCAGTGAGAAACTGTTGAGTGCCCGAGGCATTCTTTCATCTGGGCGCTTCCTGATGCCGGGCGGTGGGATGACGCTGGATAGTCACGGCAACATCAATCGCGGTGTGATGCAAAAGGTTCTATCTGGCCTCGGCGCCCAAGGTGATAAGTACGCAAACAGCACCGATAGCCGCCGGAGTCGCGGCAACAGCAAGCGCTTCTTTGTGCTGGGCAAGGGCAGCAGGGCCGTTGGCATTGCACAGCGTACCGGCAAGGGCTCGGCGGGCTTGCGGATCATGATGGCCTTCGCGGCTCGTCCAACCTACAAGCATCGGCTCGACTTTTACGGCGTTGCTGATCGTGTCGTGCGCGACAACTTGCCCGAGCAGGCGCGTCAGTCCCTGGCGGAAGCGGTCCTGAAGGCGAAATGATCACGACGTCGGCCGGCCACTGGATGCCAATGAGAATAGTTATCGAAAAGGTACTCCCGGACCCCGCCCCCCTCAGGGGGTAATTCGAGGCCCGCTCGTTCTCTATATATGACCCTTTTTCTGAGGTTGGTTGTTGTTTAGTTATGGCAAATCAATCGATCTCTCGAAAGCCGGAGTGGCTTAACAAGTCGCGCATGGCCGATAGCCTCGGGATTACCACGCAAGCCTTCGATAAATGGGGCGTTACGCCGGTCGCAAAGATCGGTCGTGAGTCTTTTTATGACGTGCGCTCAGTGCTCGATAACCGGCTTAACCACAAGAGTGACAAACACCAACCGCTCGACAACAACGGCGATCCCATCGATCCGCTGATTGAGTACAAGCAGGCGCAGCAGAAATTACGCCTGACCACCGAGCAGGCCGATGCCCAGGCGATGCGAAATCAGGTCAAGGCTAAAAAGCTGGTACCGGTCGATTTCAACGTTTTTGCACTAGGCAAATTCGGCGCCGCGTTTGGCTCGGCGCTGGACACGGTTCACGTCAAGGTGAAGCGCCGCTGTCCTGATATCGAGGTCCGCCACGTTGAAGCTATCCAGCATGTGATTGCCGTTATGCGTAACGAGATGGTCGATCTGGCTGAAAAAATACCGGAGTACCTTGATGAGTTCATTCAATCCGTGGATGACGGCGCTGATTAACAGCGTTCGAAAGGGGCTAGAGGGGCTGTACAAGGAGCCACCTTTAACGGCGGTTGAATGGGCAGATAAGCATTTTTACCTGTCGTCGGAGTCGTCATATCAGGAAGGGCGATGGACCACGGCCCCCTTTCAAGTCGCCATCCTCAATGCGATGGGTAACGACCTGATACGTGAAGTCAACGTGTTGAAATCGGCCCGGGTGGGCTACACGAAAATGCTGGTAGCCAACATGGGCTACAAGATCCAGCACAAGAAACGCAACGTACTGACCTGGTGTCCGACTGACGGTGACGCTGACGGCATGATGAAGCGGCACATCGAAACGATGATTCGCGACGTGCCGCTGGTTAAGGCGTTGGCGCCCTGGTTCGGCATGAAGCATCGAGACAATACGCTCGATGAGAAGCGTTTTGATAACGCCAAAATGCTGTGGTGTTTAGGCGGCACGGCGGCCAAAAACTATCGGGAGAAAAGCCCGGACGAGGTTATCTACGACGAACTTTCGAAGTTCGACGCGGACATTGAAGGTGAGGGCGCGCCGACCATCTTAGGCGATAAGCGCCTTGAGGGTGCGACGTTCAAGAAGTCCATTCGCGGATCTACACCGACAACAATCGTTCCCGCCGGCGAGGGTGAAGAAACCAGCGGCGAGGGCTGCCAAATCACCCGGGCGGCGGACGACTCGCCGCACCTGTTGCGCTTCAACATCAAATGCCCTCATTGCGGTACCGAGCAGCATTTGAAGTGGGGCGATCCCGATACGCCGTTTGGCATCAAGTGGCTACTGAACGATTTAAAGCAGGTCGACAAGGCCTGGTATGCGTGCGAGTCCGGTCACGGTTGCACGTTCGAATATCACGAAATGGTCGCAGCCTCGGTGACTGGTCGCTACATCTGCGAGCGCTCGGGGGTGTGGACGCGCGACGGCATGAACTGGTTCACCAGTGCGGACCTGCCCATGCAGCCGCCGCGCTCGGTGACGTTCCATATCTGGACCGTTTATTCAGAGTTCGTGACCTGGGCGGAGGTTGTCAGCGAGTGGATCAAGGTCAAGAAGGACCGGGGCAAGCTCAAGACCTTTATCAACACCACATTGGGCGAGGCCTGGGAAGAAGATCAGGGCGAGCAGCTGGAGTGGCAACAGCTCCAGGCTCGTCGTGAGGTTTATCCCCAGGTGCCCGCGTGGGTGGTGGCGATCTTTGGCGGCATCGACACACAGGACGACCGTTACGAGGGGCGTTTTTGGGGATTCGGTGCTGGTGAAGAATCTTGGTTGATTCACAAATTCATCCTCAACGGAGACCCGGCCAGCGTCGAGCTGCGCAAAAAGGTCGGCATTGAGCTGAAGAAGCGCTTCATTCGTGCTGACGGCACCGTTATGACGCTTGAACGTGCGTGCTGGGACCAGGGCGGCCACTACTCGGACGAGGTTCGGCAGGAAAGCATTAAGCACGGTGTGAACTGGATTCTGCCCGTGTTCGGCGCGTCGACTTACGGCAAGCCGATTGCTACCTGGCCACGTCAGAAAACCAAGGTGAAGGGCGGCCGGGTCTATCTCGTTGAGGTAGGCACCGACAACGCCAAAGAGCTGATCTACGGACGCCTGAATATTCAGCCGGACACATCGGGTGCCCGGGTGCCGGGGTGCGTCCATCTGCCAGCCAACGACGAGCTGTGTGGTGAAGACGAGCTGAAACAGCTGACCGCTGAGCGTCGAAAGTGGGTGATCGTCAAGCATCGGCGCGTACAGCGCTGGGACGCTGGCGGCCGCCGAAATGAGGCGCTCGATTGTTTTGTGTATGCCCTGGCGGCCTTGCGCATCAGTCAACAGCGCTTTGGGTTGAACCTCGACCTTTTGTCAGCCCGATTGCCAGCCGGCAATCAGTCGCCCGTGCCTGAGGTTATTGAGCCAGAAGCGTCCCCCCCTGAGCCGTTACCCGTAACGGACGTACAGCAACCCGCCGATCCGCCTGCCGATTCCGGCGGTTGGCTTGAGACAGGACAAAGCACATGGCTATAACCGAACGCCCAACCGCACAGGACATGGTCGACCGCTATGTGGCGGCCGAGCTGTCGGTTCTGGACGGCAAGGAGACCATTTTTAATGGCCGAAAACTGGTCTTGTCGGACCTCAAGGAGATTCGTGACGGCCGCCTTGAGTGGGAGCGTCGGGTAAGCGCTCAGAAGTCACAGGCAGGAGGCCGCCCAGGTTATGCCTTTGCGGAGTTCTCTTGAATTTTCTGGACAAGGCTCTTGCGCCGCTGTTCCCGGGGCTGGTGGTGGATCGCCTTCGAGCCCGTCACGTCATACAAGCGTTTGAGGCGGCGGACGTCACCCGGACCCACAAGGCCAAGGGGCAGAAGCGCAGTGCGGATGGCGCGTTGCAGCGCACCGCGAAGTCTATGCGTGAGCAGGCCCGTAAGCTGGATGAGGATCACGACATTGTGACGGGCTTGTTCGACCGTCTTGAAGAACGGTTGATAGGTGGCCCAGGGATAGCCGTAGAGCCTTTGCCGCTGACGCTGACGGGTGAGGTGCACTTAGAGTTTGCGGCGCAAATTAAGGCCGCCTGGTCTGAGTGGTCGTTGCACCCCGAAACGTCCGGCGAGCTGTCCCGTCCACAAATGGAACGCGTGGTTTGCCGTACCTGGCTGCGCGATGGCGAGGCGCTGGCTCAGAAAGTTATGGGGCGCGTAGCGAACTACACGCATATGCACGCGGTGCCGTTTTCGCTTGAGCTGCTGGAGCCTGACTTTCTGCCGTGGGAGTACAACGACGAATCGAAGGGCATTGTCCAGGGCGTTGAGCGCAACGACTGGCGGCGCATCAAGGCGTACCACTTGCTCAAGCGACACCCGGGCAGTTCGTTGGGGTACGGCCTGACGCTCGACACCAAGCGTGTGCCGGCAGAGCAGATGATCCATATCGCCTATCGCAAACGGATCGGCCAGAACCGAGGCCAGCCGCTGTTGCATGCGGTGTTGATTCGCTTGGCTGATATCAAGGATTACGAGGAAAGCGAGCGAGTTGCGGCGCGGATCAGCGCGGCGCTTGCGATGTACATCAAGAAGGGTGAGCCGGAAGACTACGTAGCGCCTGTGCCGGTAGAGGGCAAGATGCCTGCCGCCCGAACTATCCCCATAGGCCCAGGCATGGTGTTTGACGGGCTTCTGCCCGGCGAAGACGTGGGGATGATCGAAAGCAACCGGCCTAACCCATACCTTGAAGGGTTCCGTAACGGCCAACTCAAGGCCGTGGCTGCAGGCACGCGCATTGGGTATTCCAGCCTTTCGCGCAGCTATGACGGTAACTACTCGTCCCAACGCCAGGAGTTGGTCGAGGCCCAGTTGGGTTATGACCAGCTTCAGCACGATTTTATCGACTACTGGAGCCGCCCGGTTTACCGCGATTGGTTGGCCATGGCCATCCTGAGCGGTGTGATCGTGCCGCCGTACGACGTGGATCCTCGGACGATTTACGGCGCTGTTTACCAGGGGCCGGTGATGCCCTGGATCAACCCGGTTCATGAGGCAAACGCCTGGGAAACGCTGGTTAAGGCTGGGTTTGCCGATGAGGCCGAAGTGGCTCGGGCGCGGCAGCGTAACCCGCAAGAGCTGAAGCGCTCGCGAATGTCGGAAATCTCCACCAATCGGCGCGATGGGCTGGTGTACAGCTCGGACGCCTTCCACCAGTTCTATGGGAAGAACGCAGCCAATGAACAAACTAAACCACCGGCCGCTGATGCGGCCAAGGGCGTCGATCAGCTCGACGAATGAGCCAGGTGCTAGCTGGTACTCAATGCGCGCCGTGTCGGCGGGTGTCGCTGAGTTGCGCATTGAAGACGATATCGGCGCCTGGGGGATCACTGCCAAGCAGTTTGCAAAAGACCTGAAGGCCCTCGGTGACGTGTCACTGATCAATCTGTACGTGCAAAGCCCTGGCGGTGATGTGTTCGACGGTATCGCCATTTACAACATGCTCAAGCATCACCCCGCTCGGGTGGAGGGCACTGTGGGCAGTTTGGCGGCGTCGATGGCCAGCGTGGTGTTGATGGCCTGCGACGTCATCAGCATCCCGGAAAACGCCGCGATCATGATCCACAAACCCTGGGGCATTCAGGGCGGTGACGCCGAGGATATGCGGCGTTATGCCGAGCTGCTGGATCAGGTCGAGGGCTCGCTGGTCCAGGCCTACGTGGCCAAAACCGGCAAGACCCCGGAAGACATCCATGCGTTGCTTGAAGCCGAAACGTGGATGTTCGGGAGCGATGCGGTAGCCGCGGGCTTCGCGGACAAGATCACTGAGCCGTTAAAGGCTTATGGAAATATCAACTCTCAACGCATGCAGGAGTTCACCAACATGCCAGAAGCTTTGAAAGCATTTTATGCCCCTAAGGGCTCTGTTGCGCCGCCGGTTGTGCCAGCACCGGCACCCGCTCCAGCGCCTGCCAATCAGACGGTCGAGGCGATTCGCGCCCAGCTCATGGCCGAAGAAACCACCCGACGTACCGGTGTAACCGCTGCGTTTGGCAGCTTCGCCACGGCCCACGCTGAGTTGTTGAATACCTGCCTCAACGACATGTCTTGCACCGTCGCTGTCGCGCGTGAGCAGCTGTTGGCGGCAATGGGTGCCGGCACTACTCCGTCCCAGGCTCCCAAGCCAGGCATGCATGGCCATATCACCAACGGCAACTTGGTGGGCGACTCGGTGCGCGCCTCTTTGGCCAGCCGTACCGGCCACGGTGAGCAACAGGCTGACAACGCTTACAACTACATGAGCCTGCGCGAGTTGGCCCGGGCTTCGCTGCATGATCGCGGCATTCTGGTCGCCACTTTGAACCCTATGCAGATGGTCGGCATGGCGTTTACCCACGGATCGAGCGACTTCGGCAATATCCTGTTGGATATCGCACATAAGTCGGTGCTGTTGGGCTGGGAAGAAGCGGCCGAAACTTTCCACCTCTGGACCCTCAAGGGCGAGCTGAGCGACTTCAAGCCGGCCGCACGGGTCGGTATGGGTGAGTTCCCAAGCCTGCGTGAAGTACGCCCAGGTGCTGAATACAAGTACGTCACCGTGGGTGATCGTGCCGAACTGATCCGCCTGGCCACCTATGGCGAGCTGTTCAGCATCACCCGCCAAGGCATCATCAACGACGATCTGTCGATGCTGGTTGATGTTCCTCGCAAGATGGGTATGGCGGCCAAGGGCACCATCGGTGATTTGGTATACGGCACTCTGACCGGTCCGACCAAGTTGCAGGACGGCAAACCGCTGTTTGATGCCAGCCGTAAAAACCTGTTCACGGGCACCGCCTCGGCCATGTCCATCCAGTCGCTGAGCGCGGCTAAGACCGCCATGGCGCTGCAGAAGACGCAGACCGAAGGCGGTAAGGCGCGCACCCTGAACATTCGCCCGGCCTACGTGCTGTGTCCGGTTGCCCTGGAGGACAAGGCCAAGCAACTGATCCGTTCGGCGTCCGTACCTGGTGCCGATACCAACTCGGGTATCGACAACCCGATTCGCAACTTTGCTGAAGTCATCAGCGACGCGCGCCTTGATGATGCGTCGGCCACCTCGTGGTACCTGGCTGGCAAGCAGGGTTCCGACACCATCGAGGTCGCTTATCTGAACGGCGTAGACACCCCGTATGTTGAGCAGGAACAAGGCTTTGGCATCGACGGTGTCACCAGCAAGGTTCGGATCGATGCCGGCGTGGCACCGCGTGACTATCGCGGCCTTAACCAGTCCACCGGCAAGTAAGCCGCTGGCAAGCCCCTGACCCCCGCCTTGAGCGGGGTTCTTTTATTCTGCACTAGGAGAATGTGGCCATGGCCAAGAATCACGTAGGACCAGGCGGGACCGTAAACTTTGATGCACCAACCGGCGGTGTCACGGCCGGTGTGCCGGTGGCGTTGAATGATCTTGTTGTAACTCCGCTGGCTGGCGGGCCGAAGGGCGCGCCGTGTGTGGGGTTCACTGGCGGGGTCTGGAATGTCCAGGCAACGCCTGGGCTCAAGCAGGGCCAAAAGGTCAATATTTTGGCCGGTGTGCTGGTCAAGCCTGACACGGCCGAATCGGTGCCTTACGGCAAGATGATGTCGGATGAATCGGGCGGTATGGCCGAAGCGCTGTTGATTCCCTGATGGCGCCCGGTCGCTTTCGTGCCCTGGCGGCGCGCATGGACGCGGTGCTTGTGGATCGCTTGGGCGACCGTGCGATTCGCGAGGATGGCACCGACTTGTTCGGTGCTTTCGTATCGCCCTTCATCAGCGGCGAACTGTCCGGCGGTAGTCATCGCATCGGCGCCGTAGTGAACGCCGAAGACGTGCAGCAACCGACGTTTACGGCGCGCGTGATCGACACCGAGGGATTCAAAAGGGGCACCCACCTAATCGTGGATCTGCCGCCAGTGTATGGCGGTGGGGCCTATGAGGTCGTACGGCTCAAGCCAGACGGTTCGGGCATGGTCGACGTGATATTGAGGCCCGGCAATGAACGTATTCAAGACCCTGCATGACACCATGACCGCCACCATTAAGGCGGGTATGCCGGCGGCCGTTACGGTTGAGGCGTACCCGGAAATGGACAACAGCTTCAATCTGCCGGCGGTGTTTTTCGGGTTGTCCGAGTACCACCCTGACGCGGACGTGGGGACCGGTGAAACGGTTTTGCGCGGCACGTTTCAGGCGATCATTCTGGTGGATCCGGTGTTGCCGCATGCGTCCTTGCAGGCTTCCTGGCTGGCTGCAAAGCTGTCCATGTTGCTACATGGCCAATACTGGGGGCTGGATTTTGTTGAGGGGGTCAGGGACGTATCAGCGCGGCCGGATGATTCCAGTTCTGAGTTGGCCAGCTTCCTTGTGTGGGTAGTCCAGTGGACGCAGGTCATGCGAGTCGGGGAAATGCAGTGGCCCTGGCCGCCTGAAACCCCCGATATGCGCAGCCTCAACCTGTCGGCCGTCCCGGACGCCGATAGTCCAGGGGAAGCGCAATGAGTTATCAGACGGGCGAGCATGACCGGATGATCGCTGCGATGATCATGCCGTGTGTGGTGGTCGGGGTGGATCTAATGGCCCCGGCCGTGCGGGTCAAGTCGGGCGACTGGGTGAGCGCCTGGGTGCGCTGGCACAGCCAGGCAGCAGGCAAGGCCCGACATTGGCGAGCGCCGAGCCTGGGTGAGCAGGGGGTGTTGTTCAACCCCAGCGGCCAGGCCGGTATGGGTACGTTTGTCCCGGGGCTGTACGGCGGTGCGGGTGCGCCGCCGGATAACCGCGATCACGTTGAGGTGTGGCGGTTCGATGATGGCGGCTCCCTGGTCTACGACTGGAAGGCCAAGAGCTACACCATCACCTTGCCAACGGGCACGGTGAGCATCAAGGTCGGGGCAACCGAGGCGGTGGTTACGGATAACGCGGTGACGGTCACAACGACCAACATAAAGTTGATTGCAGACGTTGCAATTGAAGGTTCGTTATCCGTAACGAAAGACGTCTCTGTCCTGGGCGCCCTGCATGCAGTGAAAGACATCACCAGTGCCGGCAAGATCCTTGATGCCGGTGGTAACAGCGCGAACCACAAACACTAGCCATTCAATTCTACTGGCCCGCCGCGTGCGGGCTTTTTTGTGCCCGGGGGAAACCATGGCCAAGACTTCTGATAAACCCGCCGCCGGCGTCGTGCCTGGCTCAACGTTTCGCGACAAGCTCTACACCTCGCGCACCCTGATCCTGCCCGACAGCGGCCGCCCTCTGGCGGTTCTCAAGGCGCAGGTGTCGGTACCGGCGGCGGATGCCGAGGCGCTGGAATACCTCAAGGCCCATGAGGAATTCGAACTACTGCAGGAGTGACCTAGATGATCGGAATGGACCGCCACACCGGCCAGCCCATTTCGGGCCTTGCGCATTTGCGGCAATGCATCGGGGACATTTTGAGCACTCCGCTGGGCAGTCGCCGGCAGCGGCCGGAGTACGGCAGCAAGTTGCGCCGCTACGTGGACTTGCCGGTTAACGAGGGCTGGAAAGGGGCTGTTCAGGCCGAGGCAAGCAGGGCGTTAAGCCGCTGGGAGCCCCGTCTGAAGCTGGAACGCGTGCAGGCCATTTCTGTCCTGGGCGGCCTGGTCAAGATTCAAGTCACCGGTGTTTACCTGGGCGAAAGCGTACTGCTGGAGGTAAGTGTATGAGTATCGTTGACCTGTCGGAGTTACCGGCACCGGACGTGCTTGAGCCCCTGGACTTTGAAGAGGTCTACACGGAATCGCTCGGTGTCTTTCGTGACTTCATGGGCGACAACTGGAGTGCACCCCTTGAGAGTGATCCGGTGGTCAAGTTGCTGGAAGCCGGTGCTTATGCGCGCATTGGTGATCGCGCCCGGGTAAACGATGCAGCCAAGGCGTTGATGCTCGCGCATGCGATTCGTGGCGACCTCGATCAGTTGGGGGCGAACGTCAACACGCCGCGCCTGGTGATCCAGGCGGAAGACCTGCGCGCAGTGCCGCCGGTGGAGAAGATCACAGAAGGTGACGATGCCTACCGCGAACGGATCCAGATGGCCTACGAGGGCCTGACGACGGCCGGCCCGCGTAATAGCTACAAGTTGCATGCCCGCAACGCTTCGGCCCTGGTGGCGGATGCGTCCGCTGAAAGCCCGGCGCCGGCATGCGTTACGGTAACGGTGCTGGGCTTGTCGGGTGATGGGACGGTCAGCCCTGAATTGCTGGCGGTGGTCGCTGCAGCGGTCAACGATGAAAACGTTCGGCCACTGGGTGATCGGGTCACGGTGCAAAGCGCCGAGGTGTTGCCGTACCGCGTCGACGCGGTGCTGTACATGAAAGGCCCAGGGCCTGAAAGCGCCGTGGCGCTCGCTGAGGCGGAAAGGCGGCTCGCCGCCTGGATCAACCCGCGCCGCCGCTTGGGTGTCGAGGTAGCGCGTTCAGCTGTGGACGCGCAGGTGCACGTTCCTGGGGTTTCACGCGTTGAGCTGCCCGGGTGGCAGGATCTTGCCCCTACAGAGGCGCAGGCGGCCTTCTGCACTGGCTACAGCGTCACGCTGGGGGAGTGACATGAAGAGCTTACTGCCGATCAATAGCACTCAGCTGGAGCGGGCGATTGAGGCGGCAAGCACGGATCAAACCGTGATTCCCCTGCGCTCGCTCTACAACCCCATGACTTGCCCCGTTCATTTGCTCCCCCACCTTGCGTGGGCCTGGTCTGTCGATCGCTGGGATGATCGTTGGACGGAGGCGGCCAAGCGCAATGCGGTACGGGCGTCGTTTTATATCCACTCACGCAAGGGAACCATCGGCGCGCTGCGCCGCGTGGTGGAGCCGCTTGGCTATCTGCTGGAGGTGATCGAGTGGTGGCAGACGGTGCCCGAAGGACCGCCGGCGACGTTCGCCCTGAGGGTCGGCGTACTTGACACCGGCATTACTGAAGAAATGTTCAGTGAGCTGGAGCGCCTGATTGACGACGCCAAGCCCGTGAGCCGGCATCTGACCGGGCTCGACATAACGCTCGAAACTCGCGCTAACGCCTATACCGGCTTCGCTGTTTATGACGGTGATGAAATCGACGTTTACCCCTGGGCCAACCCCGATATCGACGTGGTGATTCAAGGCCATGCAGGCGTAAGCGAATACACCCTCGACGAACTGGATGTGTACTCACATGGTTGATAAGAATTCTATTTTTGGCGGCATGATCACCACGCAGGGGGCCGCCAAGAAGACCAACTGCGATGCCCTCGGTATTCCGTGGGAGCCGCGTTACATGTTGATCGGCGATGCCAACGGCACCGATCCGGTGCCCAGTCCTTCGCAGACCAAGCTGGTCAATCAGGTTTATCGCGCGCAGATCAATCAGCTGCGGGTATCTCCGACGGATGCCAATGTGCTGATTGCCGAGGTGGTGTTGCCGCCCGACGTGGGTGGTTGGTGGGTGCGCGAGTTGGCCCTGGAGGACAAGGACGGCGTGTTTTCTGCGGTGGCCAACGCGCCGCCGAGTTACAAGCCAGTGCTGGCCCAGGGCTCGGGGCGCAATCAGGTGGTGCGTATGCACATCATCACCAACGGCACCTCGAACATTCAGCTGAAAATCGACCCGGCGGTGGTGCTGGCTACGCGTCAGTATGTCGATGAGGCGGTTAACGGCCTTCTGCCGGCAAACAAGCCTGCTGGCACCTACACCAAGGTGACGGTCAATGATCGCGGCGTTTTCGTTTCTGGATCTAACCCGACCACGTTGGCGGGGTATGGCATCACCGACACGTATACCAAGGACCAAATCACGGCAATGATCGCCCAGGCCTCGGCTTTGCCGGTGGGCTCGATGATCGGTTTCCCCGTGGACAAGGTGGCCCCAGGCTTTCTGGAGCTGGACGGTAGCGTCAAAAGCGTTGCTACGTATCCTGACCTGGCGACGTTCCTGGGCGGGGCATTCAACAAGGGCGACGAGGGCGCCGGCAACTTCCGCCTTCCTGAGTCGCGCGGCGAGTTCCTGCGTGGTTGGGACCATGGGCGCGGGGTCGATGCGGGCCGTGCGATTGCTACTTATCAACTCGACCAGTTTCAAGGGCATACATTTACTGGTGCAGGCGGCGCCGGTGGTAATACCCCGGCCTATGACTCTTGGGGCAACGTAGGAACACCATCTGCACAGAAGTTTCCGCCGGTCACAGATGGCGTGAACGGCACCCCACGGATAGGCAGTGAGACGCGAGGCCGTAACCTTGCGGTTATGTGGTGTATCAAAGCCTGGAACGCACCGATCAATCAGGGAAATATCGACGTAGCGGCCCTGGCCAGCGAAGTCGAGAAGACCCGAAACCTCTCGATTCAAGGTGCTTACCGGGGAATCCTTCTCTCTACGCCCGGCGTCGGCTCGATAATCTCGGGCCGCGTTGATCAGGTGATTGTCAAAGATGGGGCCGGAGTGGCGCGTCGTATCAGCGGGCTTTCTGCTGCGATCAATCTGGCTACCGTTGGAGCCAATGGCCTGGATGTCGGGGTATTGGCGGCGTCGAGCTTTTACTCGTTGTGGGCTATCAACGGCGCAGCCCAGGCGTTCATCGCTGCGCTGTGCCCTATGCTGGCAGGGGCTACCACTGCGGGATCCGCGGTTGTTACCGGTTTGCCCAGTACCGCGTCACTGCGAGTTGGCATGCAGCTTTCGAGTTCGGCATTCCCTGCCGGCTCGGTTGTGCAAAGCATTGATTCGCCGTCTCAAATCAACGTGAGCGCCCTGGCGTTGACCACGACTGCGGCGGCATCTTTGCGCTTCGTTTATGAGCCGGTGATGCCTGCTGGATACACGTCAAAGGCGCGCGTAGGCATGTTTCTGACGGCGACGAACGGGGTGCCATATGCTTACACGCAGATAGACAGCCTTCTCTTTTTCGATCCGACAGCGGCGTCGAATACGCTCAATTACCCGATGGCTGTGTCAGGTGTCGCAAGTGCGCCAGTGTCTGTTTCGCTCGCGAACCTCGTGCCGCCAACAGCCCGTAAGGTTTCGTTGGTTGCCGGGTGCACGGGTGGCTACGTGGGCTTTGCGCCTGAGGGGTCTTTCGCCTCAACGCCTGGCACTGGCTATCTGAGCCCGGCGCAGTTGAACGGGTTCCCGTTTGCTGGGGGTTACAACGCTTCAGGCCCTGTTCCTACGGCGCAGGGTGAGTTTATTTTGCGGCGTATGAGCTTCCTGTATTGCGCAACCGCAGCATCGGCTGTTGCACAGGTCATGGGCTGGGAGGACGGGTTATGAGTTTTGCTGTTCGTAATGACGGCGTTTACCGCTGCCGGTCTATCGGTGGGCCTGAGGAGCTGTTGCCCGGCGAGGTGTTTTCTGAGGTCTATGTCCCGTTGCTTTCGGTTGGTGTTGATGTTGATGCCGAGCGTTCGTGGCGTGATGGGGAACTGGCGAGTCTCATGTGGCTGCGTGAGCGGCACCGTGACCAGTTGGAAATCGGCCGCGAAACAACACTCTCCGCTGAGCAGTTCACTGAGCTGCTGGAGTACATGCAGGATCTGCGCGACTGGCCACAATCGCCGGACTTTCCCGACATCGAGCAGCGGCCAGTGCCGCCGGCCTGGATTGCCGAGCAAACCCAATAGGCGCCCCGCACTGACGGGGCGTTTTCTTTTCCGTTACGCGTAACACGAACAACCCACGGCCTCGCTTATGCGGGGCTTTTTCGTTTCTGGAGATTGCCCTATGAGTTTCTTTCACGGTGTGACCGTCACCAACGTGGACACCGGCGCGCGGCCTATCGCGGTGCCGTCGTCCTCGATCATCGGTCTGTGCGACACCTTTACCCCAGGGCCTAAGGTGACGGCCAAGCCTAACCAGGTGCTGATGATCACTCGCGAAAGCGAAGCGGTGGCGGCCTGGGGTGAGGACGCGGCGATCACCAAATCCATCAAGGCGATCTACATGCGCGCCAAGGCGGTGATCGTGGCGTGCGGTGTCGAGAAGCTGGCCACGCCCGCGCTGCAGACCTCGGCCATCATCGGTGGCGTTCTGGCGGATGGTCAGCGTACCGGCATGCAGGCGCTGCTTGACGGTAAGAGCCGTTTCAATGCTCAGCCCCGTTTGCTGATTACCCCGGGTCACAGCGCGACCCAGGCCGTGGCCACGTCGCTCGATGCGCTCGCCGGCAAGTTGCGCGGCCTCGCCATCGTTGATGGTCCGAACACCACCGACGAGGCTGCCATTGCCTACGCCGAAAACTTCGGCAGCAAGCGCGTGTTTCTGGTGGATCCTGGCGTGCAGACCTGGGACACCGGGCTCAGTGAAACCGTGGACGCACCAGCGTCGGCTTGGGTGGCTGGCCTGTTCGCCTGGACCGATAACGAATACGGTTTTTGGGCCTCGCCGTCGAACAAGGAGTTTGTCGGCATCACCGGTACCACGCGCCCGATTGAGTTTTTGGACGGCGACGCAACGTGCCGGGCCAACCTGCTCAACAACGCGAACATCACCACGATCATTCGCGACGATGGCTACCGCCTGTGGGGCAACCGTACCTGCTCCAGCGATCCCAAGTGGGCCTTTGTCACGCGTGTGCGTACCCAGGATATCGTCATGGACGCGATCCTCTACGGGCACAAGTGGGCGGTTGACCGCTCGATCACGAAGACTTACGTCAGCGACGTGACTGAAGGCCTGGAGAACTTCATGCGCGACCTGAAAAAGCAGGGCGCGGTGATCAACTTCGAAGTGTTCCCGGACGACGAGCTGAACACTGCCAGTCAGCTGGAGCAGGGCAAAGTCTTTTGGCGCATCCGTTTCACCGACGTGCCGCCGGCTGAGAACCCCACTTTCCTCGTTGAAGTCACGAATCAGTGGATCACCGAAGTCATCGAAACCAAAGCCTAAGGAGGCTTCGCAATGTCCATGATTCCCCAAACGCTGTTCATGATGAACATGTTTGTCGACGGCATGAGCTTTGCCGGCGACGTGCCGACCTTGAGCTTGCCCAAGATGAAAATCAAAACCGGCGAGTACCAGGGCGGCGGCATGGATGCCCCCATTGATATGGATCAGGGCATGGAAAAGCTCGAGGCGTCTTTCAGCACCAAGGGCGTTCGCCGTGAGTCGATGAAGTTTTTCGGCCTGGCGGATCAGACGGCGTTCAACGCCGTATTCCGTGGCTCGTTCAAGGGGCAGAAGGGGGCCACCACGGCGGTGGTCGCCACCATTCGCGGCATGGTCTCGGAGTTGGACCCGGGCGAGTGGAAGCCAGGCGGCGACGCTGAGTTCAAGTACGCCGTCAGTGTCAGTTACTACAAGCTGGAAGTCGCTGGCGTTCGGATGTTCGAAATCGACCCTGTCAACGCGGTACGCGTCATCAACGGCGTTGACCAACTCGCGGCTGTTCGCCGCGACCTCGGCCTTTAAGGAGTAGTGCCCATGGCTCAAGACAAAAACGAAAACCCTGAATGGCTGACCGTCAGCGCCGATTCCGCAATCATCAAACTGTCCAAAATCGTTAAGGTCAATCAGGTCGACACTGATCAGCTGACCATGCGCTCCCCGACCATTCGCGAGGTTCGCAACGCGACCAAGACCGCGCCTGGTGACGAGGAGCAAATCGAACTGATCCTGTTCGCAAGCCTGACCGACGCAGGCACAAATGATCTGGGGGAGCTGAGCGTGCGTGACTACAAACGCCTTCAGGCTGGTTATTTTCGCCTGGTGCGCGAGGACCGGGTTTAACGAGGAAATACAGAGAAAGCTGGCTCAGCGGCTGGCTCGGGAAATGTCTTTCTCGGCCAGCGAAATCGAAGCCATGTCTTTCTCGACGATGATCTGGTGGCTCAAGGAGTGAGCCGCCTGGACCTTTTCGGAGTGACCCCCCATGGCGAACAACCTGGCGCTTGGCGTAGTCATCGGCGGCGCTATCAGTTCAACCGTTGGCGCGGCCTTCAGGGACGTTGAAGGGCGTATCAAGAAACTCAGTGATCAGGGCACCAAGGCCCGGGTACTGCAAAGCACTATCGGCGACACCATTCGCTTGCGTGATGAGTGGAAAAAAGCCCATGACACCGGATCGGCCTCGGCGGACGGTCTGCTGAAAAAGCTGGAATCAAACCTCAGAACCCTCAAGGATCAGGGCGTTGAGGTCAGCAAGTTGCGAAACGAGTACCAGAAACTCGGCCAAGTGGCCCGTGGGGCTGAGCTTAAGGCGCTCGGCCACACACAACTCAAGCAGGGTAAGGATGGGCTGAAAAGCTCGCTCGGCCAGGCCACAGCGCTGTCGGCGGCCGTCGCCATTCCTACCAAGATATCCGGTGACTATCAGGCGCAAGTGCGCCAGATGTCGCTGTGGGCGCACACCGCCGGCACTGAAGACGAAGGCAAGATGGCCGAAATGGTCTCGACCATTGCGGACGACAAAGGCATGAGTCGCCAGCTGCTGGCCAAGGCGGTCGGTGGCCTGATTGAAAAGGGCGTTGAATGGCAGGAGGCCAGCGAATACGCCGGCCAGATTGCTGACCTGATCGACGGCCAGGGCATGGAAGCCGAGACCATTGCCACCTTGATCAACTCTTTCAAAGAGGCGGGTGTTAAGAAAGAGGACATGGCCGGCATGCTTGGCCAAGTTGCGGCGGCGGGCGATATCGGCGCCTTCGGTCCCAAGGACATGGCCCGGTATCTGCCGGCCATGCTCGGCAACATCAAGCGCCTGGGCATGGAAGGCCCCGAAGCGGTGCGTTTCCTCGGTGCCAGCTTGCAATCGCAGTACTCGCAAACCCAGGACTCGGCGGCCGCTGCGACCAATATGAATAACCTGCTGAGCGCGGTGATCAGCAGCACCAGCCAGGAACGTTTTGCCAAGGAAGGCTACGACCTGGCCGGCTCGATCATTGCCGCGACCAAGAGCGGCAAGGCTGCCAACCCGGTCGACGCGTTCATCATGCTCAGTCAGGAAATGATTAAGCGGCAGGATCCGGCGAAGGCCAAGAAGATCGAGGCCCTGAAGGCAAAGATCAAGGCGGCGGCCGATGGCAGTGCCGAGGAACAGCAGGCCATGGTGGCCCTGACTGAGGCGGCAGGGCTTGCCAACATCGTCAGCGATCAGAGCGCCAGTGCGGGCTTGCTCGCGCAAATCAAATACGGCGACAAGATCAAGGCCGATATGGTCACGATCAAGGACACCGACGGTAAGACCAAGATCGAGGCGGACGCGGCCAAGGCGCGCGAGACGTCTAACCGCAAATGGTCGACGGCTACGGCAGGCATGGAGGCGTCCATGATCAGCCTGGGCGATGGCCTGCGGCCGCTGACTGACAAGGTCGCGGATGGTCTGGGCAAAGTTGGCTATGCACTGGCTGACCTGGCCAACAAGTACCAGCCCGTAACGGCGGTGATTGCCGGTGTGGCGGCCGGTGCTGTCACGTTGGGCGCGGCGTTGAGCGCGCTCAAGATCGGCAAGGGTTTATTAAACATCGGCCGTGGCTCCCTGATGGGTAATCCGAACATCCCGCAAAAGGTGATCGTGACCAATCTACCCGCCGGCGGACTGGGCGGGCTGGATGGCGGTGTGGACGGTGGTGGCAAAGACGGTAAAGGGGGAAAGGGCGGGAAGGGTGGCAAGGTCGGTATGGCGGTGAAGGGAATCGCCGCGTTGGCAGTCGTTGAGGCCGGTTTCAAGATCAAAGATACCTACGACAATGCCACCACACGGGACGAAAAGGCCGAAGGGTATGGCGAGGCGGCCGGGGGCTTGGCGGGCACGCTTGCCGGGGCTGCGGCCGGTGCTGCGATTGGCTCGGCGATACCGGTGATCGGCACTGTTGTCGGCGGACTGCTGGGCGCGTACCTGGGCAGCATGGGCGGCGACGCGCTGGGCGGCTACCTGGGGAAAGCGGTATTTGGCGGTGACGACGGGCTGAAGAAAATGCCCGATGCGGGGCCGCTGATGATGGCCAATGCCGGCAAGGATATCCCGCCAGTGATGGCTGATATCGCGGCGTCTTTTGCGCCTAAAGCCAATGGCGCTGGCCCTCTGCTGATGCCTGGCGCCGTCAAGACGCCGGGGCCGGTGGGTGGTGACGTGGTTCGTTCGCTGGCTTCGCCGCCGGCATCGAGCACACCCGCTGCGGTTTTGTTAATGGCGGTACCGCCAAAACCGCCGGCGCCCAAGATCGAGCAGAAGGTTGATATCAGCGCGCCCATTCAGGTGACCGTGCAAGGGGACGTGAAGGATCCGGCGCAACTGGCCCGAGAGCTTCGCCCGTACATCGAGCAGCAACAGCGGGAAATCACTCAGCAACTGGAGAGCCGCAAGCTCTACGACGATGCGCACCTTTGACCTGGGGGACTTATGGGCTACATGGAGCAGCTGCAAGCAAGTGTGAAGTCCCTGGCGGCGGCAGGTGAGACTGGCCGCCGTAGCCTGGATGGGATGATTGGGCCGGTCGACGGCGCAATCAGTGAACTCAGCGGTGCGGCTTCTGAGCTGGAGGGCGTCCCTTTTGTGGGGCCGGCCATTGGCGAGAAGCTGCAGCGCGTTATGCGTGGGGTGACAGCGGCCCAGGCAAAGGTTGGCCAAGTGGTCTCGGTGTACAGCGCAGCCACCCGGGCGGCGTCTCAGATTGATGAGCGCTTGGGTGCGCTGAGCGAGCAGGCCGGGCGGGCTGCGACTGCGATCAACAATATCGCCGGCAAGGTCAGCCCCTCGCTGTCTGGCATTCTCCCGACCGGGGCCTTTGCTGCTGATGCCACACCGGCGCCGGAGGCGGTGAAACCCTTCCCGCACCTGATGATCATGCAGCCGCGTGATCCGAAACAGCAGCCGTACTTCTTCAACCTGGACACGGCGGCCTTCGATGAATTGCGGCGCTCGACAGCTTTCCGCTGGGCCTCTCAGGAGCGGCTGACGCGTCGACCAGCCCAGCAGGCTATCGGTATGGGTGACGAAAAGCTGACGTTGAAGGGCGCCGTCTTCCCGGGCTTCAGGGGCGGCATTAAGCAACTGGACACCCTGCGAACCCTGGGGGGCAAGTTGCAGCCCATGACGCTGACCACCGGCTACGGCGACGTGTTGGGCACCTGGTGCATGACCAGCGTCGAGGAAGAACAAAGCGCGCTGCTGGGCGGCGGCATCCCGCGTAAGCAAGGCTTTACCCTGGAGTTTGTACGCTATGGCGACGACATGCAGAACGTCTGACGGGGATCTGTTGGACACCATCTGTCACAACTACTACGGCCATCTGAGCGGCACGGTGGAGGCCGTGCTCGATGCCAATCAGGGGCTGGCCGATGAGGTTCAGCCGTACCGAGCTGGTGTGGTGATTGTCCTGCCGGACATGCCGGCACCCACTGAAGAACTTGTGATGCTTTGGGATTAGCCAGGCCTGGCTGTCCTTTCCTTCCGTTACGCGTAACGGCCGCCAACATTCCCCCGCGTTGGCGGGGTAACTGGGTGAACCATGACCCCTCGCTTTCGTGTCGTTGCAGACGGTAAAGACATTACCGCGCTGATCAATGACCGCCTGTTATTGCTGAAAACCACTGACAAGCCAGGCATGGAGTCGGACGACTTCGAGTTGCGGATCGATGACCGCGACAGCGCCGTGGCGCTGCCCAAGCGCGGCGCCGGCATTGAGATCTACCTGGGCTATGCCGAAACGTCCATGGTGCGCCTGGGCCGTTATATGGTGGATGAGGTCGAGATATCCGGCCCGCCTAACACCATCGTCGTGCGCGGCAAAGCCGGCGACATGCGCGGTACCGGAAAGACGGTGCGCAGCGGTAGCTGGGAAGACGTGCCGCTGTCCAAGATCGTGGCCGACGTGGCTGCCCGCAACGGCTGGACGCCGGTGTGCAGCGTCTCCACGAACGTGCCCCGGGCTGACCAGCTCAGCGAGTCTGATTTCAACTTCATCACCCGCATTGCCAAGCAGCACGACTGCACGGCCAAGGTGGCCGATGGGAAGTTGATTGTCATGACCCGCGACGGCGGCACCAGTGCGAGCGGCAAGGCCTTGGGCGCCGTCACCATCACGCCGGCCGATGTCAGTCGGTGGCAGTTCCGCTTGGGCGATCGCAACACACACAAGGCGGTGGCCACCAAGCACCAGGACAAGAAAAGCGGTGAGTTGAAGCTGATCAGCCTGGACAACACGGATGCGCCCGACGGGCTGCCGGCGGTGCATACAGACCGTCATATCTACCCCAATAAGACCGCGGCGGCCCAGGCCGCTAAGGCCCGACTGACCGCGTTCAATCGATCTTCTGCAGGCGTTCGTCTTGAAATGCCTGGGCGTACCGATCTGTTTGCCGAGCGGTCGGTAAACGCCACGGGCTTCAAGGTCGGCATTGATGGCGAGTACCTGGTCGACTCGGTTGAGCAGGTATTCACCCAAGCCGGCTGGTCGACCACCGCCGAGTGCAATGGCGGCAAAAAGGGTAAGGCCAAGGCCAAGGGTAAGGAGGCGAAAAAAACCAAGGAGGTCAAGGTTCTACAGCTTTGACGTGACTCACTGAAACCCCCGTTTAACTGGAAACCGCCGCCATTTGGCGGCTTTTTTTTGCCTGGAGAAAACATGTCTATCACCCTGCAGCAGTTGATGTTGATCCTCCCGAACGCTGGCCGTCAGGCCGGGCTTTTTGTCGGTGTCTTGAATACTGCGATGAGCAAGTACGGCATCGTCACGCCCAAGCGAATCGCGGCCTTCATAGCCCAAGTCGGGCATGAATCCGGCCATTTGACGCGCCTGGTCGAGAGCCTGAACTACAGAGCGGACCGAATCGTAGCCTTGGGTAATGCCGCTAGCCCGGGTTCCCGATGGCGATCCCTGGTGCCGCGTGCCGCCGAGCTGGCGGGCAGTTCGGCACGTATGGGGAACGCCGTCTATGGCGGCCGTATGGGCAATTGCCCTGAGGCGTCGGGCGAGGGCTATATCTACCGAGGGCGCGGCCTGATCCAGATTACTGGCAAGGACAACCATCGTGCGTGCGGTGAAGCCCTGGGCGTCGACCTGATCAATCATCCCGAGCTGCTGGAGCAGCCGCAATACGCAGCGCTGTCGGCGGCCTGGTACTGGTCCGTAAACGGGCTGAACACGCTGGCCGACGCAGGTGACATCCAGAATATCGGCAGCCTCATCAACACGGGCAGCAAGGGGAAGATCCCGAATGGTGCGGCTGATCGCCTGGCGCTGTATCAGACGGCATTGCGGGTGCTGGCATGACGCCCGTGCGGAAGCTGGCCGGCCTCGTGCTGCTGATACTGGTGGCTATGGCCGCGAGCTGCGGCGCTGCCTGGCAGGTGCAGGACTGGCGCCTCGGGAAGATGCTGGCAGAGCAGGGCGCCCAGTTCGAGGCGGACCTGGCCGCGATCAGTAATGCCGCAGCAGCCCAGGCCCGTGCCGAGCAAGACAAGCGGCTGGCCACCGAGCAGCAGCTGGCCGCCTCCGACCAACAACACACCAAGGAATTATCCGATGCCCAGCGCAACCAGGCTTTACTGCGTGACCGCCTTGCTACTGCTGATGTGCGGTTGTCAGTCCTTCTCGACGCCACGGATTCAGCCAATGGCTGCAACATGCCTACCACCCCCGGCGCCGTCGGCGTGGTTCATGCAACCCGTCGAGCCCAACTTGACCCAGCGTATGCGCAGCGAATTATCGCCATCACCGACGATGGGGATAACGCCGTGATCGCGCTGCGGGCTTGCCAGGCTTATGTCAGGGCTCTGTCCCCCTGAGTACGTTCAACTCGAGCTGTGCAACCCGGGGGACTGGATGGACTATCCTCACCCTTTTAGAAAAAGGGAATCAGCATGGATGGCATGACGCTCAGCCCAAAGATCGAGCGCGAGGCTGACAAGCTGCTGGCCCAGATCGCCCGGGCAGACTCCATGATTGTTGCGGCGAAGGCGGGCGCCCGGGCCGAGGGCTTCGTGCTCGGTCTGGAGTCGGCGCGCGCTTTGACCGAAGAGACGATCGACCGTCTGTACGTGATATTCGACTCCGCCACGGAACAAAAGCTGAAGTCGCTTGCGGGCTGAGCTCGCCCGCCCGTCGGTGCTGGTGAACAGTTCGCGTGCCGCCAGGCTCTACCTTGCAGACCCTGGACTGAGCTGACCTTCATGACGATTGATATCGAACAGATAAACGCTATGGAAGCGTGGTTCGCGCTGCGCAACGACGCGACGCTTATATCCGCCACACCGGAGGAGCGCTACGAGACTCGGCTCAAACTGGCGGATGATTTGCTGGAGCGGAAGCTGGTAGACAGCGGAGAGTGGAGGGAGCTGGTCGAGGAGGCGACAGCTGCCTACGCCGAAGAGTTAGGCTGACGGCTCTTTGAGTACCCTCAGTTCCAGCAGCAGCCGCTGATTCTCCCTGAACAGGTGGTCGCGCTGATGGGCGATTAGTTCCAGGCTGCGCAACTTGGTACCCATTTCTGAGGTATCAAGGTTGAGCCGCCCAACATCGGCGAGAGCCTTCTTGAGGGCGTCTTCGGTAGACGCTTTCCCGGTGGCTAGGTCGTCGCTGAGCTGCACCAGCCCCGCGATATTTGATCGAGCCCTGCGCAGCATCACCTGGGTCTGGTTGAGCTCGTCCTCGAGCAGAGCACAGTGATGCTTGTACATTTCCAGTGGCGTAGGGCAGCCGAGCCACGCGGAGGTATCTTCGTCGATGTTCATGGGGTGTAAGTTCCGAATACTGTATGTGCATACAGTATTCTAGTTTTCATAAAGCGGAAGGCTTGAGGCGACGAACTGTTGCTTTACCCGACAATCAGCCAGGTGCCATGAGGACGGCCAGGGTCAGCTTGATGAAATCCTCGTTCTCATCGATGGTGTGCAGAGCACCGCGAACGTTCTCTGCCACTTCGGAGGATCCGCGCTGCTCGACCCAGTTCGAAATCTCCATGATGGAGGCTTCAAGGGCCAATTGGTTTTCATAGAGCTTGGAGAGTAGGGAGGGGAGCAGGTCTGAGTTGGGCATAGGCGTTCCTCTGGTGGAGTAAGCAGCTTAGCAGTGGGCATTCTTAAGGATTTCGTGTTCGGTCGGCAGAACGCCGGGGGAGGGGGCGAATTTCGTACCAATTTTTGTACCACTACCCGTGTTTAGCTGGCGGGTGGTGAGTATTCCAAAGTAGCCAGGTCCCCGTATTTGCTGGGCCTGACTACTTTGAAAACCTTTCTGATACACGAAATTAATATTAGGAGTATGGACGAGAGACTGTCGAATGTTCTTCTAAAACCAGACGAAAGTACTTAAAAACAAAGAAAAAACAGGGTTTATTGCGGACAATAAAAAGCCCTGCGATAAGGCAGGGCTTTTTCAGCACGGCTGGTTATTAGTCGTGCAGCGACTCTGCCGCGTACAGGGTGTTTTCCAGCAGGCAGGCACGGGTCATCGGGCCAACGCCGCCGGGTACCGGCGTAATCCAGCCGGCGCGGGGCAGGGCGGTCTCGTAGACCACGTCGCCGACCAGCTTGCCGTCTTCCTGGCGGTTGATGCCGACGTCGATGACGATCGCGCCTTCCTTGATCCACTCGCCCTTGACCAGCCCTGGCTTGCCGGCAGCGACTACGACCAGGTCCGCGCGGCCGACGTGGCCGGCAAGGTCCTTGGTGAAGCGGTGGGTGACGGTGACGGTGCAGCCAGCCAGCAGCAGTTCCATCGCCATTGGGCGGCCAACGATGTTGGAGGCGCCGACGATGACGGCGTCGAGACCATAGAGGTCGACACCGGTGCTTTCCAGCAGGGTCATGATGCCTTTGGGGGTGCACGGGCGCAGCAACGGGATGCGCTGGGCCAGGCGGCCGACGTTATACGGGTGGAAACCGTCGACGTCCTTGTCCGGGCGAATGCGCTCGAGCAGCTTGGAGGCGTCCAGGTGCTCCGGCAGCGGCAGTTGCAACAGGATGCCGTCGATGCTCGGGTCATCGTTGAGACCGTCGATCAGGTCGGTGAGCGCCTGCTGGGTGGTGTCGGCAGGCAGGTCGTAGGCCTTGGAGATAAAGCCGACCTCTTCACAGTCTTTACGCTTGTGCGAGACATAAACCTGAGAGGCAGGATCGCTGCCGACCAGGATCAC